GGCGACGACGCCGACCTCGACGAGGAGCACGAGCTGCGCGGTGGTACTCACCCGACGACCATCGGCCCGACGGCGCCGTAAAGCGCCTCGATGTCGGGATCGGTGCGGCCGATGCGCACGACGCCGGCGTCGCCGAAACCAATCGTTCCGTCGGTCGAGTCGCGCCGGCGGTACAGCCGGGCGGCGTGGATTAGCGCCGCATGGTGCACGGTGCCGGGCACGTCGGGATCGTCGCCGCCGTCGGTCGCCGGGTCAAAGACGTGATCTGTCCGCCTCTCGCCGTAGTCGAGGGCGGCGTCGAGGGCGGTTTGGATCACCGGATCCTCGGCGGGGTCCGTGACGCGGAGAAAGGCGCGTACCTCGTCGAGCGACGGCCAGGCGGCCACTACGGGAGGTCGGCGCCGCTGAGGGCGACGAACGCCGTCGAGCCGGTCGCCCCCTGTGCCACGTAACCGCCATAGGCGACGGTGACGCCGAGGATCGAGGGCTCGACGACCGACAAGAGGCCGATCACCTCCTCGTAAACCTCATACAGCGAGGACGGCCCGACAATGCACGTCTTTGGCGGGAACGTCGGGACGACGATGCGTGGCAGCGCGATCACGTTTCCGGAGAACGTGGCGAGCGAGGTTTCGCCGGCCGGTTGTTCAGTCTGCGCGGGTGGCATCACGAGCCGGCCCACGTCGACGAGGGCGCCCATCGCCGCCCACACGTCGACCGAGCACCACACGCGGTCGGGCATCCGCTTACCGCCCTGATAGCTCGCCGCGGCGGCGTTGTAGAGGGCGGCCGCCCATCCCGCGAGGTCGGCCGACGCGAGCGGGATCGTCGGGTTTACCTGCGCCACGGCGGCGAAAGCGGCGGCGATGGCCGTCTCGGTCTGTACCGCGTAAACGTCGGCGAGGTCCTTGATCAAGATGTCCCACGCCGCCGGCGAGGTCCAGTCGATGTCTTGGCGCGAAATGTCGACCGTCCCGCCGTAGGTGTCCTTCGTGAACGTGAGCGGGTTGATCGTCATCTTTTGCGAGGCCAGCTCGGTTTTCTCGGCAGCCTGTTTGCCCACGGCGACATGCTGAGTGATGTACGGCCGCGAGAACGTTTTCCCAGGGATACCGCCGAGCCCACGAGCGCCGCCGAGCGAGGTCACGAGCGGGCGGTTGGCGTCGATGATGTTGACGACCTGGCCGACGATCGGCGTCGGCAGAATGCCGGGCGTGTCGGTCGTGATCTGATTCGCGACGGCACGGGTAATGCGCGCCATCGCCTCCGGGTCGGGGCGGTCGCGGTCGGTGATCCCGCGAGCCCTCAGGTAGTCGACCAGGAAATGACCGGCGGTGCGGTACTCGACGCCGGCGTCGTCGGGTCCGGCGCGGCGCTCGTCGGCGACGGGTCCGGGGCGGCGGTAGTTGTCGAGGGTCGCCCCGTGCGCGGCACGTAGCCCTTCGTATTGCTCCAGCGGATCGATCTGGCGATCCAGCTCGGCGATGCGTTGCTGGGTCGCTTCGAGGAGCGTCCGCTCCGCGTCGACGAGGTCGCGGTCGCCGTCGACCTGTGCGAGAACGGAATCCATCGCCGCCATCGCGTCGGCGCGCTGAGTGACAAGTGATTCGAGAACAGTCGGCATACGGGTACCTCTCGCGTCGGAGTGTCATTTCCGCGGGCGAGAGTGCCGGGCGAGTGTCCGTCGGGTGGCCCTAGGCCGGGCCGACGGGCGGGGCGCCTGCAGCGGGTCCCGGTGCGTCGTCGCGCAGATTAGCGCCGAAGCGCCTCGATGCGGCGTCTCCACGCGTCGACCTCGCGCGTCGAGCGCTCGCGGCGCCGTACGGCGGTGCGCACGAGGAGTACCTCGGCGTCGGTGAATGCCGGCGTCGGCGTGAGACTCACCTCGGCGAGACGGCTTTCGGTGTGTGTGACGCGGTCCATATGGTCGGGGCCGAGGTCAGGGTCCCAATCGTCGACATGGTCCCATTGCGAGCGCGACGGCAGGAATCCCACCGAAAGGCCCGTCAGCTCGCCGTCGCGCGCTGCGCTCGCCGAGCGCTGCGACTCGGGCGAGTCGTTGAGGCGCCACGAGCCGTACAGCGCGTCGGAGTGCTCCCACGCAGTCGAGACGCCGATCGGGAACGATCGGTGATCGTGGAACATGAGGAGCGGTAGGCCCTTCGCTGCGCCGTCGGTCGAGCGCTTGAATGAATTTCCGGCGTGGCGCTCCATGTAGAACATGCCGATTTGCGCCCACGTGTCGTACGGCACGGCGCGCCCGTGCATTTCGGTAAGGCGCCCCGGTCGGCCCTCGACCTCGACCTCGCCGAGCGTGAGGGCGTGCCGGTAGGTGCGGATTTCCGTCTCGGTCATTCGGTATCGTCCTCCTCGGGATCGTCGACTGGCGCGTCCTCGGGCGCCGGTGTCGGGGCGGGTGGCGGCGCGGGGTCGCCCTGCAGCGCGAGCGGTTCCGATCCGCCGCCGGCGACGACTGGGAGGGCGAGGATCAAGCGCGCCTCTTCGGGCGTGATGATCCGCGCCGCGACGAGCGTCGAAACGGCCGTCGCCGTTGTCGCCATGTCCTCGCGTAGCAATTGGAATCGGTCGAATCGGATCGACTGGCCGCGCGGCAACCATGAATCGCCCCACACGTCCTCGAAATCGACGAGGAGCGGTTCGAGTGAGGTCCTCAGAATTTGTTGATACTGCGGGCCGGCGGTGCGGTAGGTCATGCCGGCGACCGGCGCGCCGAGCCAGTAGCCGTCGATGTTGAACATGTTCGCCACGTCGACGAGCGACATTTGCCGCGCCTCGGTCAACTGCGCGTCAGAGGGCGACCACGCGAGCGGGACGACCGTCGTCCCGTTCGGGAGAATCGCCGGCTCACGGTTCGGCCCCGCGAACTTCGCGAGCCACTTTTGTTTCGTCTCGTCGGCCACTTCCTGTGAGAGCCCGGCGGTGTTGGCGATGATCGCGACCGAGGGCACGGCGCCGCCGGCGAGCGCGGATCGTTCGTACTCGCTTTCCATCGCCACGCGGTCGAGGTCGGCGAGGTGTTGCTCGACGACGCCGACGCCGCGCACGGGGAACATGCGGTCGGCGCCTCGCCGCACGTGGATCACGTCGGCCGCGGGGAGCTTCGATCCCCAAAAGTAGTAATCGGGGTCCATCGTGGCGTAGTTCGTCCATACCAGCGTGATCCACGCCGCGGGCAACCATGCGACGGTGGTCGGCCATCCGTCGACGCCGCGCGAGGTCACGAGGGCGAGGGCGTTTCCGTTGAGGAGATAGTCCTCGACGGCGACCTGTACGAACCACGAGCGGGCGCGATTCGGGTCGGGCCGGGCGAGCAGTCGCGGGCGCGGGATCGGCGACGCGCCGCGCCATGCGTCCATCGGCATCTGTTTGGTGAGGCCGGTATAGAGGGCGATGCATCGCGCCACGGACGGGATACGGATTGCCGATTGCGGGGCCCACACGTAGGGGCCGACCGTCGACCACGGGTCGAGCGGCGGTGGAATCACCCATCCGTCGCCGCCGGAACTTCTCACGAGCCGAGGCGGTTGCGTCATCGTCACGCGGAGTGAGTTTTCCACAGCTCGCGGGCGGCAGTCAGGTATCGCCCTCGCGATTTGCGCGCCTTAGGCGGCCCTACAGCGGGAGGTTTTCGGACTGTTGCCGGGGTTTAGTCCCCTTCGGTCGGTGTTGGCAGGTAGCGGCCGGTTTCCTGGCCTGTCCCTGGCCGCGTGGTCCGTGGCCGATCATTGCGGAAGCCCAACGATGCGCATTCCGCCCTGGCTACCGTCGATGTTGCCGATGCGGTAGCGGGCGTCGACCTGAGCGACGATGTTGGGCGGATCGATGGGGTCGGGCAAGCGCCAAGCGAGAAACCCCTCCCACGAATCGCCTACGGCGATATGGGCTCGCATGTCGTCGATTACGGCGAGCAACTGCTCTTTGGTCATCGGGGCGCCCATTCGTCACCGCGCCCTAATGAGCAGCGACCGGCGAAGTAGCTCGCCGCGGAGGTTTGGGCGGGTTCCCTGCCCCGGCACGCTTTGGTAGTGATCGGGGTACAGATATCGGCGGTAGGCGACGCCGAGGTCCTTCCCGATGTAGTCGAGGCGCTCGGTCGTGCAGCGCGTACAGCGGAGCGCGAGCACGCCGACTGAAAACGCGAGCCACTCGCCGTCGACTGCGGCGCTCGGGTTGTCGTCCCACGCGTGGCCGAGGGCGCGACAAACGACGAACTCGTCGCGGAGGTCGGCGACCTCGGTTCGCTGCGCCGCCATTACTTGACGCGCTCGGCGATCCAGATACCGCCGGCGCCGTCGGTGAGAATGCGGAACTCGGGTAGCTCCGCCCATTGGCCCGCGCCGCCCTTGCCATTACGGCGCGGGGTCGGGAGCAGGTCGCGGAACTCCTCGGCGGGCGGCCGACGGTGCCCTTTGGTCGTGTTCCACGGGCGGCCGCTATGCGAGCGGACCCAATGCTGATAGCGCCCGCGAGCGGCGTCGAATTCCCTACCGCAAACGCCGCAGACAAACGGCGGCCCGTCGGTCTCGGTTGACGAATGCTCGACCGACGGCGTCGAGGGTACGGGCGTGTCATTGGTAACGTCTGACATGTCGGGGTCTCCTCCCGATACTTGGGGCCGGGCGTTGCAGCGCCTGGCCCTTGCACTCTAAAAGATCCGAAACGGTCCGGCCGGTTCTGGCGCGTGATCGGCGCGCCATAGCGCCGAGGTCGCGGCGGTGAGCGCCGACAGCGATACCGAGGTCGAGCGCCGGCCCCATGCCCACGCGTCGCCGAGCGTGCGGCGTCCCGCGGCGCTCGCAGCGGCGTCGAGGGCGGCGTGAGGGCGGTAGCGCAACTCGCCGTCGATGAGCGCTTGCAGAAAGTTGGCGCACGCCGTCGCGTACTCGCGGGCATTCAACGGTTCGACGACGAGCCCGGCGCGCGTCGCCCGGTCGGCCACGTCGAGCGCCGGCCCGGCGGCGTCGTAACCGATCGATGTCGGCGACCATCGCTCGACTAATTCGGCGAGGCGGTCGACGACCCATCCGGCCGTAGGACGGTGATCCGCAATCTCCAGTCGAGCGACGCCGTTGTCGTCACGCCATGCGGCGACGATGGCGGCGTCGGTGCGGTCGAGGGCGACATCGAACGCGAGCGCGATCCGCCCCGGTTCGGGCATCGGCGAGTCGGCGTCGGCGGCGGCGATCCAGTCGGCGAGCGGGATCACCCGCGCCGTCGTGTGCAACCAGCGGTTGCCGTAGGCGCGCTCAAACTCCTCGGGACCGAGCAGGTCGAGCGCTGCGAACATCGCCGGGTCATGGATCGTGCGCCCGTAGGCCGGGTGGAACTGCGGCCAGCTCGCGGCGTCGCACGGGTCGAGGCCGTCGGGGCAGCTCCACTCGAAATAGGCGATGCCGGTCCGCTTGCCGGCGTTGACTGCAGCGCGCCCCGCCTCGACGGCGGCGAGCAACCACGTCGACGCGTCGGTCCCGGCGGTCGAGACTTTCCACACCTGTGCCCCGGAGCGCGTCGCCTGTGTCGGCACAATGGCTTGGTCCAGCTCGCGGCCGCGTACCGCGTCGAATGACCACGTCTCGTCGACGATGGCGAGGTCGCTTTGTTTCGAGTGCAGTCCTTCGGGCGTCGGGTTGAACGGGCGGAACGTGCCGCGCCCACCGCGTAGCCATCGAATCGACTCCTTCCCGCTCGCCCGGTACAGCGAATAGAGGCCGTCGAGCGGCGCGAGCAGCGGTACCGCCTCGTTTAGGAGCCAGTCCACGGCGTCTTTCCCGGTTTGCATTGTGAACCACACGCGGCCTAACGGGATCGTGAGCGCTCGATGGGTCCCGACGACGAGGTACAGCACCGTTTTCCCGGATTGACGCGGGACGGTGACGACGACGAGCGAATACGCGTAGTGACCGGTGACGGGGTCAATTTCGAGGGACACGTCCGATACCAGTTGTTGCCAGGGCATGAGCGGGCGGCCGAGTACCTCGGCGAGGGCGGCAACGGCCCGGCCGTAGGTCGGCCGGTCAGGGCTACGCGGTGTCGCCCAGGACGGGGGCGGCGAGGGCGGCGGCGAGAACGTCATAGGGATCCGATGTTGCCTTTGCAGGCGAGTTGCGGGAGAGCCCGGCGGCGATGCGGAGGTCGAGATAGGTGCGCGAGAGCTGCGCCACGAGGTAACCGTCGTCGCCGTGCTCGGCGTGGTCGAGCGCTCGCGCACAAACGCGAAGCGCCGCCCTCTCGGCGGGGCCGACCGAATCGTCGGTCTTTAGCTCCCGGTCGAGGGCGACCTCGACGCGTCCCGTCGCCATCGGTCAATCCTCCCCCCGTGCCGGGGTCAAAGGGAGAGAAAAACGACTGGGTACGGGGTCGTTTAAATATT